TATTGCTTTGCAAGCGGCCGCAGAAATAGCCGATGTATTAGCGAAAGCCTTCAAAGACATTGAGGAAGCCAAGACAGCAGCAGAAGCAGCAGCAAACGCCGCCGCGGCAAACCGTCGCGTAGTCGTGTCAGACCAACAGGCAATTCAGCAACTTAACCAAATCCTTGCCAATGGCAATGCCCGGGCCGGTTACCAAGACACGGTAGTGATCGCATGACAGCCATTACTAGCCATGTAGATAGCGTAATCATCGGCGGCACAAGCGTAGACCTGTCAGAAGTTGAATGGTCTTTAACCGTTGACCATGGGCGAAACGATGTGACCCAAGCGCCACAACCAAGCGGCGCCCAATTCACTACACTTGGTGCGGCCACAATTATTGGCGGAATATCCTCCACTCTCACGGTAACCGCGTGGGGAGTAACGAGATTTACGGGAACAATCACTGACATACAAATAACTCACCTTTATTCCCCTACCGGTGTTTATTCAGCACGTGTCACCTATCAAGCGCAAGGCAATTTTTCCAAATTAGGTTTGCTTAACGTAGGCGCGGCAGGTTTTGCAGAAGAAACCGTAGATTTACGCACCGCTGAAATTATGGACGAAACAGGCTTAACCTACAGCGCAAACATGGACCCTTTACAGGTATTGCTTCCCATAGCGGCAACAACCGACCCGTTACCGGCTTTAACTCTTTTGTCTAATATTTGTAGCCAAACCGGCGCCACAATGGCAGACCTTCCAGACGGCACAATCCTTATAGAATCTTATTCCCGGCGCGGATACGATTACAACCCCGCCACATGGGCCTACGTTACCGGGCCTTGGTCTGATTATTCTTTGTATAATTGGGATGACGTTTACACAGCGTCAGCGGCCGCACCCGTACCCGTAGACCTGACAGATAATACGGTTATTTGGGAGCCGGTTTGGCGTAACAACATCCTCACAGTGGTTAACCGGGCCACTGTCGCATATGGCACCAATAGTCCCCAAGATGTGATTCTTGCAGAAGACGCCGCCAGCCAAGCCACACACGGCCTACGCGCAACAGTCTTGCCCACGCAACTCTCGGACGCGCTAGATGCATACAACCGGGCGGGCGCAATTATCACAGCGCAATCGGAGCCACGTTTCGACTTGCAACAAATACAAATTTTTGTAGACCTTCTGACTACTCCCCAGCGCACCGCAATTCTTGGACTTATTACAGGCAACCGGGTGGAAATAAACGGGCTACCAACCCCGGCGCCATTAACGCAATACCTTGGCATCGTAGAAGGATGGTCGGAGCAATACACCGACCAAGGCCACGTACTAACCCTGAGCCTTTCCGATCCCCGCTATTCATACGCGATGGCGGAATGGATCAGCGTAGACGCAACACTAATTTGGGGAGACGTCAATACGTCTATCCAATGGTATAACGTTGTTTTACCTGACGATCTATTGGCAGCATAAGGAGAAAAGAATGGCATCAACTACCTACGGTTCACCTTATGTGCAATCGTCCGATCTTGTAAGCGCATGGCCTACAGCGTCGCTTTCCGTGGCGGACCGTATTGACGACGTTTCATTTAAAGGCAACGGCCTCAACAATCAGACAGCCTCATACACCGGCGTTCTTTTGGACGCTGGCAAAACGGTAATGATGAACGTCGCGTCCGCTAACAATTTCACGATCCCAGCCTCGGGCACAGTGGCCTATGAATTGGGCACAATGCTTCGCGTATCCAATAAAGGCGCAGGCGTAACAACAGTACAGCCCGCAGTAGGCGTCGTTCTGAATGGTGGCAACATAACTCTGGCTCAATATCAGAGCGCTACAGTGCAACTAGTGGCAGCGGATATTTGGAACGTTGTAGCGACACCACCCCCAGCAGCAGCGCAAGGGTTAACGCTAATCACTACAAACACTTTTGTTACTCAATCAACAGTAAGTATAAACAATTGTTTCAGCACAACATACGAGAACTATTTAATCAAGTACGTTAACTCTGCCGCTTCCGCAAATAGTAATTTATTAATGCGCTTACGAGTGGGCGGCGTAGACGCAAGCGGCGCAACTGACTATACCCGACAGGCTTTACTCTCATTCGGTGGAACCGTAGTAGGCGCTACACAAACTAACCCACAATGGCAATTCGCTGGCTTATCAAGTGGAACCCCACAAACCGTAGTCGACATGGAAATATTCAGCCCATTCCTTGCAGCAAAAACCAACGCAACTACTAGAAACATGCAATACGAAGGCGCAGGCGCGGTCTGGCAAAGCATTGCAGATGGTCATAACCACAATCAAACAACGTCATACGATGGATTTACGCTTTTCCCATCGTCAGGCACTTTCAGCGGTAAAATTTTTGTCTACGGATACCAGAAAGCATAAGGAAATAATCATGGCTGACGTACTAGAAATCGATGCGCTTACAGGCGAAGAAATTGAACGCGGATTCAATAACGCGGAAAAGGCACAACGCGCACAAGACAAGAAAAACCAACAGGCCGCGGAAGAAGCAAAACTGGCTCAACAGTTAGCAGACCAAACTGCAGCCGATGCCGCCTATGCACACGCCAAAACCCTCGGATTCACTGATGACATGCTCCGCATGATGTTCCCCGGCTATGTCATCCCTAAAGAGTCGAAAGATGCAGCCGTCTGACGTAGTAACACTCATCGGGGGAGTGTTATCTATTCTGACAATGATTGTCGTTGCTAACGTGTGGCTCATTAGAACTGTCGTACGCCAAGAATTGCTAAAATTTGAGGAAAGGCTTAACCGTGGGTAGATGGTTAGCGCAAGCATGGGAAGCCTCATTAACTAAAAGCATTATTGGCGCCGCACTTGGTGCCGTGTTGTCTTGGCTAATGACAGCAAACGTAGAACCCATATTGGTAGCAATTGGGGCGGCAGTCATCCCGTTGCTTATTAACGCTTTAAATAAATACGATCCCCGCTACGGCATGGGCAAACAAACCCCTTTGAGTGATTTGGCCACATCACACGAATTTCCTATCGAGGGGGAACAATGACCCCATGGAAGCCATGTGCCGCAGCAATTACTTTACGCAAGCAGGTAGATAAGAGATGGCCTAAACGTGACCGTGGGGCCGATGGGATTAAAGGTGATTCCGCCCATGCCGCACGCGCCTCAGATCACAACCCGGACCGTGAGGGATGGGTTCACGCCCTCGATATTGACGCCGATTTATTGGGCACTGGCAGAGGACGAGGGCAAGCCCAAATCCTTGCTAACCAGATTGTTGCTTATGCGGCAAGCGGATTACCGGGATCGCAGCGCATTAAATATGTGGTTTTCAATGATCAAGTTGCCTCAGGGACGTATAAGAATTCGTTTTGGGTTTTTCGAGGCTCAGGATACGGCCACCGGGACCATATCCACATAAGTTTCACGACATACGGAGAAAACCATGGAGGTCTTTTCCCTTTGCCAATTTTCAACACGCCAAAGAAATAGCCCGCAAACTCCGCACAAGCGCGGTAGGTTGACCCATGGAAAGGGGAAACAGTGAGCGAATATCTACGACCGGGCCAAGCAGCAAACTTGCTAGGTGTCTCGGTTGATTCCATTTCTAGATATTTCGATGATGGAACAATTAAAGGAATTAAAACGCCCGGTGGGCAACGTCGCATCGAACGCGAAAGCGTTGATGCATTAAAGGGGATGACGACCCGACCTACTAACCGGGACGGCAAGTAATTGTCCCGGCGCTGGCGGCTTTCATTATTGCCGTCGCGCCGCCACTCACCACGGCAAAACACGAAACCGGGTACAAACCCAGCGCATACCAAGGACGTTATTACGACCAACGTTATGAGGGGCTACGGGAGTGCATCGGTCAGCGTGAAGGACGGTGGAATTATTCGGGCACTGGCGCTAATGGGCGCTATGTCGGTACTTACCAATTCACACGAGAACTAGCAAGGGGAAGCGCATGGATGATGGAAAAAGAATGGCAAACGTTGTTTGGTTTCAAACAGGCGAAAACTATGCGGATCACATTGCAACACACGGATCCGACCAAATGGAGCCGCGCAATATGGGATCAAGCGTTTTGGACAGTCCTTTCCTGGAATGGGTCACTCAGCGGCCTAAAGCATTGGAATGGCGGCCGGTATCATTGCCTAACAAAATCGCACAGCAAATAACTTATTTTCTTATTACTTTGATTTTTACCGGCGTGGTTGCTTGGGCAGGCTACGTAACGGGCGCATAATTCACAATCTTGGAGAGCGGTACCAGACGCAGGCAGCGCACACACCGGGTCAACGGGAGGGGAAGCCCTCAAACCCGGACCGCTCGCCAATACCAAAGGGGAAACGATGGAAAACAAACACCACAGCACATGCTATTGGTCAGAAGGTGGACAGAAAGAAAGGCAATTCTGTATCACTTGCGAACGCATAGACGTAGAGTTAGCCCGCGAACGCGACCGCATAGCCAATAATCTTTATCTAGTTATCAGCGAACCAAGAGACGCAGCACCGTTAGCGGCATGGATTAGGGGAGGTGCTCAAAATGGATTCACTCTTTCAGATTGAAGAAACCCGCAAGAACGTTCATTCATGCACAGGTATTGGTTGCACGTTTTGTGCTTTTGTAGACGGCACACAGGCCAAACGCGCTGGCACAAAAGCAGTAACTAAAGACCCGGAATGGACGCTCAGGGCAACAGAGTGGCGCCGCTCATGTTACGCAAATCAACTCATTACCGCGGATGACCTTGTGGAAGCGTGTGGTCATCCCGTTGGTTCTCCTAATCAGATTGGTGCTCTTATGAAGTCATGGGCAAGTAAAGGCTTGATTCAGGTTTATAACGTGAAGAATTCAGAGCGCAAAACAAACCACGCCCGCCGCATTATTGTTTGGAGGGTCATTTAATGGCTTACGATGACGACCGTTTAGCAAACTATGTAGACGTCCCAGAGCGTCTTAAGCGTTTCTACGACGCTTTCCCTCAAGGTTCAATCCAAATGGGAAGACCAGAATTCATCGAAGTTGATGGCAAACAATTTGCTTGGGCACAGGCTTTCGCATATCGAAGCCCAGAAGACCTAAGACCGGGAGTGGGCACAGCGTGGGAGCAGATTCCCGGCCGTACTTCGTTTACCCGGGGTAGCGAACTGATGAACCTTGAAACATCTTGCTGGGGTCGTGCGGTTGCAGCAGTAATGCCGGTGGACAAGATAGCGACAAGCCACGAAATACGGATGGCAGAAGACAGGCGTGTGACCCGCACGACAGAGAAAGCGCCAGATGACCCGTGGCAGCAACCCGCCAAAAGCCCAATGCTTACAGGGCAAGCCAAGCGCGTAGCCTCATTTACGGTTGCTTCTTCCGCACAGATAGGCAAGATCAGAGGCACAATCAAAGACATGGGAATTACTTCCACAGATGAAGCAAGAGACCTTGTAAACGCTTGCCTAGCGGCAAAAGGCCACGACAAGCAGGTAACACTCATTACCGAACTAACTAAGTCCCAAGCCTCAGACGTAATAGAAGCACTCTTGGCCTCAGTAGACGTGAAGACCTTCGCGCAAGAAACCACGCCACCATAAGAGGCGAGTGCCGAGTGATCCTATGAGCGGCGTAGTTATCCACATGGGGGGCGTTTGACCGGAATGACGGAGGAAATAGCACCGGCCACGCTTAGCACTTATACCCTTTAGGTAGGGTGAATAATGCACTAAACCAAACCACAACGGAGAGCCGGCTTGACTCCGCTAGGAGTAAAGTCGAGGCGGCTCGACAAAACACAAGGGGAAACAAAATGAAATACGACAACCACTGCAAGCAAGCAAACTGCCAATGCGATCACACAGCCTGCTACATGGGATGGACCCAAGACACCACATACACAACCACACCTTGCGCATACTGTAGGCCCAGCACCTTCGAGCGATGGTTTCAACGAGAGAACGCAAGAGCAAAGGATTACCCAATGGAATCCCTCAACCGCATCATGCGCGGCAGCAAGCGCACGGCATGACCACCAACCGCAACACAGCAGCATACAAACAATGGGTAGCCATGTGCCTCACACAATGCGAACCCATCTGCTTCCGATGTGGCCAAGACATAGACATGACACTGCCACGCAACAGCCCCATGGGCGCCAGCGCCGAACACAAATACCCACTAGCAGAAGGCGGAGAACTCACACCATCCATAGAAGACTCCGCCCTATCCCACCTCAAATGCAACCGCGAACACGGCGGACGAATCGGATCAAAAAAATCCAGCGCGAGCCGACCCGGGCTTGATAAGC